AGTTTGGCGGGGTTCATATTAGCCCCCCGTTCGCGCTAGATATTGGCTAACCGTTTCGCCGGGCCTGCGGGGCGCTACAGCGCCAGACGGCGCCGCTTGAGGCGCGGCTTTTTGCACAATCGGGTTGCCGCGATCTTCATTCAGGTTGCGGCGAATGTTCCCCTGCGGGTCACGATAGAATGAACCAACGGGGATCGTCGTCCTAGACTGACCGCCAGAAAGGTCGAAAGCGTTCTGAGGCGATCCGCCCCTATCGCCTGGACGCAGATTAGAAGGGAACCGGCCAATTTCCGACCGCCCTGCGCCGGTTGAAGCCGCCGCCCCCTCAAAGGCAGTCTCTCGCGCCGCCCTAGCTTGGGGGGCAAAGGTGCTGAAATTCTGGCCCGGCCTTGTAAACATCATCTTGGGGTATTTGGCTTCTTCAGGAAGGCTTGATTGAGCCCCGGTCATGGCCTTGGCAAACGCTTCAGTGAACAGGTTTTCCGCTTGCCGCCCCCTGTCTGAAACGTCGTTCCGGATCAGAGTGCCCATTCCTTCGCCAATCCCTTTGGGCATATCTTCAAAGATCGAAGCAACCCAATTACGGGCACTAGTGGGATCATATCCAGCATTAATCGCATCCGTATATGCAATCTCAGCCTGACGCATTAGACGAGCCTGAAGTCCCCTCTTTGACTGCTCTTCAGTCATTTTAATGCTTGCGCCTTGGGGGGCGGGCTGCATGGGCGCGGGTTGACGAGGGCCGCTGCCAAGGCCAAGCGCGTTAGGATCAGCTACTTTAGGCATGATTAACCTCCAGCCATCGCTTCAGCGCGGGTTGAATACCAATTAGCCCCGTCAGTGGTGTAATAGGTTTTCCCGTCGTTTCCGACCTGAGTGCGGACGCTACGACTGCCATCGCCGCCCGATCTACGGTCAGCGCGGGGCGCGAATTCGCCCTCGCGCTTCATGCGCCTGAGTTCAAGGTTGTAAATCCTGGCCTCTTCCGCATTTAACGGAGTTCCGCTAACGGCCTTTTCCATGATCCTAGCAATTACGCCAGATGGGGCCTGTAGCGGCGCTTCTGTAGGGAACGCCTGCTTGGAAAACGGATTGTCGCCAAGGTCTAGGCCCGCAATCAACATGCGCTTTCTATCGTCGGGAATGTCGAGCCCAATGATAGCCTGCAATTGACGCTCTCGCTTTGCAGCCGCCGTCTGTTGAGACTCAATGTCCTCATACATGGACGGGGCCAGCTTCTCCAAATACGGATTGCCGCTCATCATGGCATCCATGAGCATCTGTTGCTGTTCTTCGGGCGAGCGAGCGCGGTTCTGGAGTTCAGCCGGGATTTGCCGCATGTCGGACATTTGAGGGATAGCCTCGGGGCCTTGCGGCATAGGCTGTGCCGGGGCCATAGGCGGCGGGGCCTGCGGGGCCACCATAGGCTGAGGCGGCGGGGCTTGTTGCGGGGCCTGTTGCGGCATGAACGATTGCCCGGCTGCCTTCAGGCGGTCAATGAAGCCCGGCTGTTCAGGCTGGAAATTCGGCGGCGTGATGAAACGATCCTGGGGCGTCTCTTGCTTAAGCTTGCGCAAGAACTCCGCAGTCTCAGTGCGAGCCTTGGCGCGGCCTTCGGCAAGGGCCTCGTCGGCCTTTGTTTCCTTGCGATTAGCCGCATAGCCCGCAAGCGCCTTGGCAAGCACTTCAGTCCAAGGGATCGGAGCCTGAATCCCGTTGTAGGATTGAATCTGGATCGGGGTGGTCGATTGCTCACGCAGCGCGGCGGCAAGGCGCTTTTGCCGTTCTGCGGCCTCTTGGGTGGCCCTGAAGTCTGTGAGGCTGACGTTTCGCATTAGAGAGCCCCGTAATCGACCATGTAGAAGCCGTCATCGCGCATAGTGACGGCTTCAGGCTTAACCTGCAACACTTCTTGAGCCATCACGCCCCGCTCACGGTGTCCGTCAATGTCATACTCATAGACACCCACGCCAAGCGGATGAGTACCCACGCGCTCAATGTTGGACTTTAGGCGCATGTCGCTAGGGAAGCTAAACATGCCCATACCAGCCCCGGCAACGCTACCAAGCGCCGCCACATTGGCGTTACGAGCCGCCATCTGCTGCCCGTAAACGTCCATGCCATACTTGGCTTGATCCGAAGCCGCCTGATAGACCGGCGCGGCGCTTACGTTCGCGCCCGTGTAGCCCTGGAATTGCGGGTTTTGGATTTGCGAAGCGCCCATGAGCGCGGTGATCTCATTGAGCGGCTGATTGCGAAGTTGCAGGGCGCGAGCAAGGGCCTGATCGGAGGCCGTGTTGCCAAACTGAGCCGCCTGCATGTTCTGGTTGTAATCTTGCGCCGACGTCGCGTTATACAGCCCGGCAAGATTTGACGCCTGTCCGTAGTTCTGCTGCATCGCAGCATTGTTCATGCCCTGCGCGCTCATGGCGTTGGCAATGTTGGCGTTAAGAGCGTCATTGCGCGTGTTTAGGCCCGATAGCCCACCCTGAAGATTTTGGGCAATGGCCTGATTTTGTGTGCCCTGCGCCATCGCGGCGTTACGCATGTTTTGGTCAATCGCCTGATTACGCAACTGCTGTGCGGCCAGCGCTTGACTGAAGTTCTGAGCAACAGCGGCGTTTTTAAGCTGCTGAGACGACACGCCCTGTCCAAAGTTTTGACCAATGGCCTGATTGCTTGCCTGAAGCGCCTGAAGTCCCTGACCAAAGTCTTGACCAAGACCTTGGTTATAAAGCCCGGCGGCGGTCGCGGCTTGTCCAAAACCTTGTTGGTTTGCCGCCATATCGACGTTGATGCCCTGAAGCGCGGCTTGAGTCAGAAGGTCGTTCTCTTGCTGACCCTGTTGCTCCATAGCCCGCGCATAGGCTTCCGTTCCGGGGCGCAGGCCCTGGTTGATGAGTTGGGTCCGGAGCCCCTCGCGCTGGCGTTCCAGTTGCGGGCTAAGACGCTGCAAAATGGCCTGTTGCCCCGTCATGCCCGCGTTGACGGGCATACGAGAAACGCCGGAAAGATCAAGGGTGCGCCGCGCTTGGCCGTATCTTTCCGCATTGATGCCAGAAGCCAAGCCAAACTCATTGGCGTTGATGGCGTTCGCTAGGCCAAAATCTCCAGCCCCAAGGCTGCCAGCTTGCTCGAAATCGCCGTAGTTGATTCCGCGAGCCTGCCCGTATCGAGTTTCGTCGAGCCCTTGGTTTTGCCCGAATTGGCTCAGGTCCACGCCTTGCGCGGTGCCGTATTGGCCCATAGTCGGGCCGTAGTTCAGCGGACGCCCGCCTTCAAATGAGGTCTGAATGTCGGGGCCGCTATATTGGAACGGCGTTCCAAGAATGTCCCGCGCCGTGCCAATGCCTTGACTTCCAAGGTCGGCCAGTTCCTTTTGGACCCGCTGTTGCGAGTTAAGAGCGGCTTGGGCTTCCGGCGTCAGCGTCTGCGTGATCGTCGGCCTTGGCATGTCCGGATTGGACATATCCCAAGTAACCGTCTGGTTGCCATACGGGCTGATGATGTTGGGATTGCTGATGCCAGCCGTTTGCAAGCCCGCCTTCAGGTTGGCTTGACCTTGTGCCGTAGCCGCCGCGCTGTAATCAGGCGCGGGAGGCGGTGCTGGCGTTTTCTTTCCCATATCTGTCCCCTAGGAACCGGCAATCTGACTTCTTCATCGTGAACAGGATGATATCGCCTTCAGGCTGCGCGTCCTTGATCCTGGCCTCCTCGGTAAACCCCATGCGGCTTACCATTCGGATGCTTTTCTCGTTCTCAGACGACACAGGCGCAATAACTTTGTCCACACCACAAACATTGAAAGCGTAATCGTAGATGGCCCAAAGGTAAAACTTTGTTAGCCGCCCGGTCGCCGCAATATGCGTAACCAAAGATCGACCATTCCAGTTCTGATAAACCACGCCAGCTACAATCTTGCCTTCCCTTACCAACCCTATCGCGTTTGAGCGTTCAGCGTGATAGCCAACGCCTAACTGCTTATCCACCCAATACCCGATTTCGGGTCCACTTGCTATATTCCAGCCCATCCGGTCTGATACACCACGTCTGTTGAAGCCCATTCGATCTGGACGCCTTGGCTGGACGACTTGAATTGCAGGCCACCGCAATAACCAATGCCTGTGATGCCCTGCCATTGGTTTGTCATCACAAGCCCGGCCCCCCAGGAGCCAACGTCCCAAAGTGATACATCCCAAGTCGCCGCGCCCGTCGCTGAAAACGAAAGCGGCGCGGCGTTGGTGGCCGTATCAAAGTCCGTATTCATGCCGACAAAAATCGCCGGGGAGCCGTTCGTAAACAGGCTGTATCTTGCCCGCGTGAAATACTTCTTCACGCCCCGCGAGCCGAAATAGTTGAACGCCTGGATTGCCGCCGTAGCAATGTCCGATCCATCGTCGGCATAGTCATCTTCCCACGCCTTCCCGACGTAGCCATTGCCGCCGAAATAAGCGTCGTCCTCGTAGATTTCCCAGCAGTTTGCGCCCCAGCCTTGAAACTGACACCAAGACTTTGTGATCGTGTTCATCACATATTGCTCTTGGCTACCCAAGGCGACGGGAACGTTGATCCACACCGCGTTATGCTTGGCGGTATAGGTAATCTGCCACCCGACAGAGGCGTGGTTGCCGTAGGCCGTCGTAGCCGCCGTAATCGCGCCCTGAATCTTGTCTGACAGCGCCACACGAGGGTCTAGGCGGCTGCTTTGCAGGCTGGACGCCATCGGGATCAGGCCGTCATAGGTAAGGACCAAAAGGTCGCCGCCCCACTTTAACATACAGCGTTGACCGATGGGCGAGCCAAGCTTCCATACACCGATCAGCGACCAGAAAGAGGCGTTTGACGGGTCCGTGCCGCTCCATAGGATAACTTCGCCCTCGCTCGTGATAAACGCGAGGTTGTCATCCACGCCATAGCCCGCGTCGATAGTCCAGGTATCGAGGTCCACAAGATGCCCGCCGTGCCGCGCAATCGCGGTCATGGGCAATGCTTGCGCCGTGCCATAGATGGAGTCGGTTGGCAGATACCAAGCCGTCAGCGTGTCCTTTTCGATGAACCACAGGCGGTTCTTGAAAAGCATGACGTTGACAAGATCGTTGGTCGTAACCCCGGCTATCTGAGTTCCACCACCGCCCGTTGAAATGCTTGTCCAGGTCGCGCCGTCATACAGGCGGGGCTCGTCAATGCCGTTGACGGCCACGAGGAAGCTACCGCCCGAAGTCGTGATGTTCACATGTTCCCATGTGCCCGACAACAGACCCGTCACTACAGGAGCACCCACAGCGCCGCTGGACGTTACGTCATAGATTTTGCCGGTGTCCGTGACGGCAAAGAGTTCCGTCGTCGTGCCAGTCGAATAGGTCATGAGTGACTGCACTTCACCGTCAATGCCGGTGGCGTGTTTGGTGTATCCGCCGCGAAGCACAACGCTGGAGACGGTCGGGAACAGGTTGACCAACGACACCGCGTCGGTCGGGTCCATGTTTGCCAAGGAGTCGCGGGCGTTCCATCCGCCCACAGGCGCGGGCAGGGATTCGACGTTAGCCGAAGCCCGCTGAACCAATGTGCGCGGAGAGAAGGCCATTACCGCCCATATCCACTGTCAGGAATGTTGTCGTAGCCGATGAGAATGTTGCCGGGGCGAGGCGCAAAAGACAGGTTCGCCGCCGAAGTGTTCTGCGCGATGGCCGTCTCAAGTTCGGTGTAGAAGTCCCGGAACAGGGCCGTAGTATCAAAGCCCTTGGCCTGAAAATACTTCAGCTTGGTATTCAGAACCATCACGCGGTCGGGGAAAACGCAGGTATCCGTGTCAACCGTGAAACTGTTTTTGACAACGCCCGCCGCACTGCGAGCCCAACCCTTGCTGCGGTATTCAAAGCTAAGGTTTTCAGCCGTCGAAAGCCCCGGCCAAATCTGGAAATAGTCGCCCAGGAGACGCCAACGGATGCGCGGTCCTGTGCTGATATAGCCGCTCAGGAGCCATTCCCATTGTTGAGCGTCCTCGGGACCAAGCATTTCCCAGCGCTTGCTTTTGTCCCACATTGTGCGCGGCACAATGGCGTCATAGTCGGACGGAAGGTCGTATTTGACCTTCTGGAAATAGATGGTCCCGCTCGTGGCCGCGTCCTGCGGGAACGCAGTCAGCGTCACTTGGGTAAGCGAATCCACACTTTCGATGAATGTGCCGTTAGGCAAGCCCGTGCCAACGGCCATGAAGGTTGTGTCGAGCCCGGCGGTGGACGGGATGCCAGTGACCGTCCTTGCCGCCGTCGTGTAGGTGCCCGTGGTCGTGGTGTATTCGGTGAAGAAGGAATACGGCTTCGTCAGTTCGCGCCAGTCAGCCTTTCGCAGCAGTTCGTATCCGGAGGCGTTCATGAGCGCCAGGATTTGAACCACGTCCTGATTGGCGTTTCCGGCAACAGACGCAGGCGTTGAGATGCCTAGTTCATTAGTGACCTGAGTCACCAACTCCAGCATTGTCGAGGACATTTACAGCCTCTTCCTTCTTCGGTCGGCCCGGCCCGCGACGTTCGCCCAAGAGAGCCTGCATCTGCTTCTTGAGTTCATCAATCTCGGCTTGCTGGGCGTCAATCTTCTGTTGAGCCTCTGCGTTGTTCTTGCCGGTCAGATAGGCGCGGGCGCGCTCCCGAAGGCCAGCCGCACCCATCCCGATCTTTTGCAACTGCGCGTCCGTAGCCGTGGCGACCTGTTCGACCGTCTGGAACTTCAGGATTTGCAGTTCGGCAAGCTGAACGTCGCTAAGGTCGCCGTCCCGCTCATTCTTCCACCGCGAAAGCGGGGTGCCAATAAGCATGGCCGTCTCAGCGCTGTTCCTCATCTGGTAAGCGAGCCACTGGCGCGAAAAGCGTGTCTTGTGGTCGTCGTTAACGAAAGTCTCAATGACGTTGGTCTTGTCACCAGGGGTCATGATCCTGACGAAATCGCGGCCCTTGTAGGGGTCTTTTTCGTATTCGTAGAATTCGACGTAAAGATGCGCGTCCGCGTTCATGTCGTCGCTATCCAGCATGTATTACGCTCCGAGATGTGAAAGCCAAACGGTCGGGGAGATGCCAAAGAAAATCCGCTCCTTGCCAGCGGCAATGGCAACGGAAGCGCCAGCGTCAACGGTCGAGCCGGTAAGCGCATAGACGGTCAGAGAGTTTGCGCCGTTGTTGAACACCGTGACCATAGAGCCAGCCTCAGCGGGAGGCAGGGCAACGCCGGTCGAGGCGGCGGCAGTAGCCACCAC